CTGATCCTCTTTCTTGCATGTACTCTCGCAATGCATCCTGTCGAGCTAATCTGTTTCTTGTTTTGGTGTGTAGGTTCTTACTAGTCATTGCTCTTACCCTTACCAAAGATCTTGTCCCAGTTGGCCGAGTATCGAGCCCTGGAGTCCGTTGAACTCTTCCTGGCATGATCACCTTTACCACCGTGAGACCAATTAGGAAAATGCCTATCAGCAGTTTTTTTGTCTAACTTATGGCGCATATCAGGCATGTTTAACCCTATGTTTTACGATATATGCTGTTTGGTTCTATGTATATGCCAAATGGTTCTAAACAAAACTTTGACATCTTTTATCGTACATGCGACCGTATCCATCGCGGTATCAATTATAACTTAATCAGCAAGGGATTACACATGAGAATTACACGAAAAGTTTTAGAGCGGCAGGTTGCAGAAATTAACCAAGATTTAGGCTTCGCCACTGAAGCATACACCAAAGGCGCGGACGGCAAGTACAGGGCCAATGTCGGAACCTATGTCTTAAACCATAGCGGAATTTATGGCGGCTATGAGATTACCCAACTTTGCAATGAAGGCGGCGGCTGTCGGGATATATTCTACCACGGTAGAGTTAGCGCCAAAGAGATGCACCATATTTTGACAGTATACCGAGAAGGCTTAAACCACGGCTTTAATCTTGGATTCGGTCGCGGCAAAGACGCCTCCGCAGCGGCCTAACACAACGGGCCTTCGGGCCCTTAACCAATCCGAGGGGATTATATTATGTTCGAAACAGAAACTTACCGCATTCCACAATTTGCCATCGTGGCGCTACTGTATGACGATTATAGCGGCATTCAGGACGACGACGAGGCATTCGTTGACAACTTACACCAATGGCTTGACGATCAACACGGCGAGGGCCAGTGGCATATCGGGGACGTTTCCGAACCCTATCATGGCCGCGCTGATTTCGAGCGTATTCTAGGCGATATCTGTAACGTAGAGATCGAGGTGCGAATATGAGTCCCGTAATCAGAATGGCCGCCGCTTATTGTGCCGCCGCAAATTGGGCTGATGATGTCATAACAGACAAGGCTTTTAGGGATCACGCTGAAAAGGCTTGTGGCAGTTTATGGCGCAGCTTTAGGGGTATTGATCGGGTTTTCGATAATGAAATGATAGAGCAATGCGGACATGATTTTTGGTTGACTCGCCAAGGTCACGGTACGGGCTTTTGGGATCGTCCAGACAACACCTATGGCAACGCAGCGAACCGTGAAAAGCTCAACAATTACGCTCAATTTGTGGGCGAATTTTATGACTTTGTTTCTGAGCCTAGGGAAAGGGGTACATTATGAGGAATCAAACGGTGAAGTGCGCGATTGACCGAGACACGGCAGATTTTGCGGTTGAGGTTTACTACTGGGAATATAAATGTGTCGACAATGTAGTGAAAAAGAAAAGCAAGCAAACGCTCGCATACATCGCAACCTTTCGGGATCACGAACGGGATTACGATGAGCAAGTTTTAGAAATGCTAGCACTTAAAAACACGTTGGCAGATATTTATCATAGTTATCCAGATGGTGAGATAAGCATAGAGCTTCTTATCCGAGATGAATTTATCAACGTCTAAGGGGCAAGCATGAACCGATTAACCAAAATCAGCATAGCCGTGGCAGTTGTCGCGGCCTTGCTCTGGGTCTCATCAATGGACTATGACCACGAAGTCACCATGTCCAAAGAGTACCGATATAACGTCTGTCTAGGCTACTGGCCGGACTATGACAACCTGAAACCAAATTGCGAGGGCGTGGAGTGATACCCTCGTTAAGTTTTGATCAATCCGAAATACTGGCTTCAATCCTTCATCTTAACAAGCTGGATTATTTTGATGCTGATATAACTTTTGGAAATGGTAAATTTTATCAGGATATGCCAAGGCCAAGATTATGTTTTGACATTGATCCACAACTAGATTTTGTTGAGCAAGCATCAAGCGCCAAGCTACCAATGCCTGACAATTCAGCACAATCCGTAGTTTTTGATCCACCATTTTTAACTTACGTCAAAGCAGCCAGAGAGCATAACTCAATCATGGCAAAAAGGTTTGGCGGGTATTGGTCTTATGATGATTTGGCCAAGCATTATCAAGACACCATAAAAGAATGCGCTAGGGTCATTTCAGCCAAGGGCATTTTGGTTTTTAAGTGCCAAGACATTGTGCATAACCACAAGCTCCACCCGACCCACCTTAATGTGGTCAATTGGGCCTCTGAATGGTTCAGGCTTAAAGACCTTTTTATCTTGGGGGCAAAGCATCGTATGCCAATCCCGCAGCAGCAAGGCACCGCATTAAAGCAGCAGAAACACGCTAGAATTTTCCATTCTTATTTTTTAGTTTTAGAAAAATTACATTAATTAAAGGAGCAATCTATGAACCGAGGAAGACCAAGGGCCACGGGCCCATTTGAGACCCATGCCGAACTCGTGGCGGCAGTGCTAGACCGACACGACCAAGGCAAAAGTATGAGAGGAATTTCTCGTATCCTAGGCTTGAGCGAACCAACCATTACCAAAATTATCAGGGAGAATAGATAACCATGAAGCCAACCCGTAGCGATATTTTGCAAGCATGGCTGACATTGCAGAAGGTGCGAGAGACTTACAGCCAAGACCGATTAGACGAGGCCGATAAGATGATGCTGATCGATGTCATGAAATTACTTGATGAACTACAACAGGAGGAGGCGAGACGATGATAAAAAAACTAATGGTTCCAAAATACACAGGCGGGGCGATGATCGTGGCCTTCCTGTTTGGCTATGTGATCGGAGCAATCCTACTGTAATCTACCAAGACGGTTTCTTGGGTTCATCCTTTGAGGCCGTCTTTTCATTCAACTCACGTTCGATCAAAATCTGAGTGTAGTGCACCACCTTTCGCAAGTCATCGACCCCACCCTTAGACCGCCACCGGCTGATGTACTTCACAACATTGGCTTCACACCATCCCATATCATTCGCTAATATGTATTCAGTGGGCTGAATCATCATCAGCTTGTAGTGGTTGCCGCCTATCTGCTCATCAAATGCGCTCATTTAATCCGCTCCACGTTCACCTTTAATCGTCCTTCTTCCCCGTAGTCTTTGTGAAGAATCACGCATGTCATGCTCCGAGAACTGGCATAGCCAGAGGAAGCATGCCAAGCGTCTGCGGGTGCGAGGATGTTCCAAGACTCGAACAATGCGCCGCCATATTCCTCTTGGTTCTTGTGGTGAATGTGTCCCGTCCATACGAAAGTGTGCTCCGCTTGTCCCCATTCTTGCCGTAAGTTAGACACGATTGAGCCGTGTAGATTGGACATTTTAATCCGATCACCGTGGTGGGTCACTATCAAATTCTTGCCCCACTGCCACCAGATAAACTTGCTGGCGTTATCGAAGACGTTAACACGCGGGTCATCTTCAAAGTACAGGCGCATGACCTCGTTCAGCCACAACGCAGCATCTGGATCATGATTACCACGGACATTCACAAGCCATACCTCGGCATGTTTCTCAAGCATACGCAAAACGGTACGCTTTATGACATTACTGGCAGCCCTAATGGTCTTGGAGTACCGGCCATCGCTGTCGAGTAGGTTCTTAGAGTTAGGGGTTGAGCTGGTGGAGTCGTTGACGTGCATAAAGTCGCCAAGGTTCACAAGCACACCGACCTTACCCGCTGGTGCTACACTGACCAGCCGATCAACTGCATTTTCTAATAGCCGTTGCGAAATCTTGACATCATAGTCCTCGCCCATCGTCTCAGAATGGTGAGCAAGCATCCCAAGATGATGATCCCCAATGATATAGCTAACCATATAATCGTCATCAATGCCTGTGGGCGGGTTAATGGGAGCGTGTATTCCCGAGACTTCATCTTTGAATCCCTCCACAAATTGAGCGATTAGTTCTTCTATCTTCTGGCGTTCTGGTTCCTGAATGTGCCACTGTAAAACAATATCACCGTCCAAATTGTAGGCGGT